CACTTACTTCAAAGACCCCGGTACTGGCGTGTCGTATGGCATCAAGCTGATCAACCAGCAGCAGTACGACGGCATCGCGGTCAAGACCGTGACCTCGACGTACCCGCAGGTGATGTTCGTCAACAACACCTACCCGGACTTTGACATCTTCATCTACCCGCGCCCGACGCGGCTGCTGGAGTTCCACTTCATCAGCGTCCAAGAGCTGACGCAGCCGGCCAATCTGTCCACCCAGATTCTGTTCCCGCCAGGCTATCTGCGGGCGTTTACCTACAACTTGGCCTGCGAGATCGCGCCGGAGTTTGGCATCGAGCCAAGCCCCCAGGTGCAGCGCATTGCGATGTACAGCAAGCGCAATCTCAAGCGCATCAACAACCCGGACGATGTGATGTCGATGCCGTACTCGCTGATCGCCACGCGGCAGCGGTTCAACATCTACGCCGGTAACTACTGATGAAAACGCCGATCCTTGGTTCGACCTATGTGGCTCGCAGCGTCAACGCTGCCGACGCCCGCATGGTCAACCTGTTTCCCGAGATCGTGCCCGAGGCGGGCAAGGAGCCGGCCTTTCTAAACCGCGCTCCGGGGCTGAAACTGCTCAACTCGATTGGCACCGGCCCGATCCGTGGCCTGTGGGCCTTCTCACCGCAAGACGGCACAGGCTTCGTGGTGTCGGGCACGCAGCTCTACAAGATCAACAACAGCTACGCACCGACGCTGCTGGGCACCGTGGCAGGCACCGGCCCGGTCAGCATGGCCGACAACGGCACGCAGCTTTTCATCGCGGCCAACGGCCCGAGCTACATCTACAACAACACGACCAACGCCTTCGGGCAAATCACAGACCCGGACTTCCCCGGCGCGGTGACTGTGGCGTATCTCGACGGCTACTTCGTCTTCAACCAGCCCAACAGCCAAAAGATGTGGATCACGGCGCTGCTGGACGGCACGTCGATTGACCCGCTGGAGTTTGCCAGCACTGAAGGATCGCCTGACGGGCTGGTTGCTGTGGCGTCTAACTTCCGCGAGGTGTGGGCCTTTGGCACTAACTCAATTGAGGTTTGGTACGACTCTGGCGCGAGCGATTTCCCGCTCCAGCGCATCCAAGGCGCGTTCAACGAGCTGGGCTGCGCGGCCCCGTTCTCAGTCGCCAAGATGGACAACGGCCTGTTCTGGCTCGGGCGCGACCGCCGGGGCCAAGGCATGGTCTACCGGGCCAACGGCTACACCGGCCAGCGCATCAGCACCCACGCCGTTGAGTGGCAGATTCAGCAGTACAGCGACCTGTCGGACGCCATCGCGTACACCTACCAGCAGGACGGCCACAGCTTTTATGTGCTGATCTTCCCGAGCGCCAACACGACCTGGGTCTACGACGCCGCCACCCAAGCCTGGCACGAGCGGGCTGGCTGGAGCAACGGCGAGTTCACCCGGCACCGCAGCAACTGCCAGATGGCGTTCAACAACAAGATCGTTGTTGGCGATTACGAGAACGGCAACATCTACGCCTTTGATCTGGACGACTACTCGGACAACGGCCAGATTCAAAAGTGGCTGCGGTCGTGGCGGGCGCTGCCTACCGGCCAGAACAATCTCAAGCGCACCGCGCAGCACAGCCTGCAACTGGACATTGAGGCCGGTACTGGCCTGAATCTGGGCCAAGGCAGCAACCCCGAGGTCATGCTGCGCTGGTCGGACGACGGCGGCCACACATGGGGCAATGAGCACTGGGCGCAGATCGGCAAGATCGGCGAATACTACCGCCGGGTGTTCTGGCGGCGCATGGGCATGACCCTGAAGCTGCGCGACCGCGTTTATGAGCTATCGGGCACCGATCCGGTCAAGATCAGCATCATGGGCGCAGAGTTGATTCTGAGTCCAACGAATGCCTAGCCCTAACGCGACGCCGACGCCAATCACCCCGCCACGGGTGCCGTTGATCGACCCCCGCACAGGGTTGATCGACAGGGCTTGGTATTTGTTCTTTCTGTCGCTCAACAACGCGGCTGCGGCGGTCATTGACGACTCGGGGCTTACGTTCAGCGCCGAGTCAACGATTGCGTCTCTTGAGGCTGCGCTTCAAGCAGTCAATCAGGAGTTGCAGACGCTGCCGCCTGCGGCTGATTTGAGCGATGAGTTGGCTAAGCAAATTCAGGCAGAAGCGTTGGCAGACTGCTGCTCGGCTTTGGTGTCGCAGATAGCCGAATTGCAAAAGCAGATCGACGCGCTTCAGTCTGCGCCGATTACCACGCCGCAGATTCCGCAGTTTGTATACGGCTCCTTTTACAGCACGGCCAATCAGCCTGACGGCTCGACAACCACGGCGTACCCGCTGCTGTACGACACCACGCAGTTCAGCAAAAACGTCACGATAGAAGACCGCACAGCCGTGTTTACGGCGTCGATTGCCACGACCACCATGACGGTGACAGCGATCACCTCGGGGCCAATCTACCCTGGCATGGTGATCACGGGCACTGGCGTTACGGCTGGAACTCGCATCGTGTCTCAGTTGACTGGCACGGACGGCAGCACCGGCACCTATCAGGTTAGCGTGTCGCAGACCGTAGCGTCTACGACCATCACCGGCACCTGCAAGTCCAAGGTTAGGTGTGAGATTGCCGGGACGTACAACATTCAGTTCAGCGTTCAATTTGTAAACACCGACAACAACATCCACGACACCAATATTTGGATGCGTAAAAACGGCGTGGATGTGCCTGACACTAACAGCCAGTTTTCCGTGCCCAATCGGCACGGCAGCATAGATGGGCACTTAATTGGCGCGCTAAACCTGTTCGTCGATTTAGCCGCTGACGAGTACATCGAGTTAATGTGGGCAACTACTGACGCCTCCACTACAATTCAGTACATTGCTGCACAAACCGGGCCAGTTCGTCCGGCCACGCCGTCAGTCATATTAACTGTGTCGATAGCCTCTGTGCCGACACTACAGGGAGTCTAGCCATGACCGTTTCAGTCAAAGTCCTCGTTCCGGCCAAGACGGTCGAGAGCACTCAAACCACCCAGTACACCGCGACTGGCGTGACGACCATCATCGACAAGTTCACCGCGACGAACTACAGCGCCACCGCCGCGACGATCAGCGTCAACCTCGTCACGGCGGCTGGCTCGGCGGGCAATCAGAACTTGATCACCAAGACCAAGACGCTTCAGCCGTCCGAGGTGTACACCTTCCCCGAACTGGTGGGCCAGGTGCTTGGCATTGGCGACTTCATCAGTACAATTGCTGGGACTGCCAGCGCCATCAACATGCGCGTCAGTGGACGCGAAGTGACTTAAGGAGCCTGACATGAGTTTCGGTAGACTACTCGGCGGGGCTGCGGGCTTCTTTCTTGGCGGCCCTGCTGGCGCCGCTCTGGGCATGGGTCTTGGTGGCGCGGCAGAAGAAGCCCTTGGTGGCGGTGAAACCGGCGCCATCAGAGACGCATCCCGCGCTCAATCTGAAGCTGCAAACCGCGCAATCGATTTGCAGCGCGAGATATTCAACAAGCAACTTGAACTGGGGCGCCCATATCAAGTAGCTGGCGAGCAAGCGCTTAACAAGCTCGTTCCGCTGGCGTCGGAATATACGCCGTTCGGGATGCAGCAATTCCAAGCCGATCCCGGCTACGCATTTAGACTGTCCGAAGGCCAGAAGGCGCTGGAGCGATCCGCTGCGGCGCGGGGCGGGCTGATGGGCGGCGCTACGGGTAAAGCCTTGCTGCGCTACGGCCAAGAAATGGGCTCGCAAGAATTTCAAAACGCCTTCAACCGTTACCAAACCGAGCGTGAGGCTAGGCTCAATCCGCTGCAATCGCTGGCCGGCGTGGGGCAGACAGCAAGCAACAGGCTCAGCGACACCGCTGGCACGTTCGGCCGAAGCGTGGGCGGCGTGTATATGGACCAAGGCAGCAACACTGCCAACGCGCTATTGGCTGCACAACGCGCTCGTGGATCGGCTTACGGTCAACTGGGCAGCGCCCTTGGAAGTTATTTGGGCGGCGGCGGCTTTGGCCGTGGCGGTCAGATGGATGAACTGCGCAGCTACGGCGTGTTCTGATAAGGACTAAATCATGGCAGTAGATTACAACATCTTGCGCCCGGACGGCCCGACTAACCTATACGCAGGGTTCGCCACTGGGCAGCAGGTTGCCGCTCAAAACGCGCTGGCGCAGCAAAAACTCGCTCAAGAGCGCGATTTGATGTCTATGCGCCGCCAAGAGTTTCAAGCAAATCTTGAAGCCTCGCAGGCCGAGCGCAGGCGCAAGGCGCAAGTTGAGAAGACCGCTATGTTTCGCGAGAGGGTGCTTAGGGCACCTACGCCGCAGGCTGCGCGTGAACTGGTTCGGTTGCAGCACTCGGACCCCGATCTTGGGCCGGTGATGCAGCAGTTTGGCTCGCTGGATCAAGACCTGGCTGACATTCCAGACGATCCGGCTGGATTTGAAAACTGGCGGCAGCGTGAGGCGATGGGCGCGGCCGAGTTCATCAAGAAAAACGCCGCTAGACAGCGGAGGCAAGACATTCTTTCGCAGCTTGGGGAGGGCCAGCCTCCCGTCGAGCCTGCTGCTGCGCCGGTTGCTGCTGCTGCGCCTGCCGCAGAACCATCAGTTGCCGGTGCTTTAACTAATCTTGGAAGAACTCCTCCGAAATACTCCAAGTCTATTTTTGGCACGCTTCCGGGTAGTTCCGAAGAAATTTTGAATAGCAACCCGGAGGCTAAGCGTTTGTACGAGCTGTACTCAATGAACATGAGTCTTGCTCTAAATTCCGACCCTGATTCTAGAGAGTATACAGAAGGAGGAAGGTTGGCTTCTGAACAAG